TGTACCACATAATCTTTTAATCCACAATACAGTTCTCCTGTACCAGGTGAAAACAATCTAATTTTACCATCCCAATGCCTTTGTCTATATGCAGGCATGAACTTTGCTTCAGGTACTTCAAATGTAAAGTGATCTGTCAGTTCATACGCAATGTGTGGATGTGTCTGTATTTGTAAATATACTTCATTTTTCTTTTTAATAATGAGATCACTATCCATCTAAACCTTTTGCATATTTCATCCAATCAATTGCATTCTTAATTTGGAACGAACGATTGTTAATATTATTTATTATCTCTTTTAAAGTATTTTCAATTTTTTCATAGTAATCTAATATTGCTAATGATTTAATTACTTCTTCATCTCCTTTAATGTATAAAGGAACTTCTGTTTTAATAATTCTATCATCAGGTGCAGTTTCTTCTCTACCCATGTAGTAACTATGTTTTCTAAGGTAGAGTTGGTTGTACTTGTACTCTTTTTCTTTTTTAATTAATTGAATACTTAAATATTTGTCCAACCATTTTGCATGTAGGATTGGTATTCTTCTTGCTTCATCAAATAGATCATCACCCATAGCAGCATCATTACGCCACTCATTAATAAATTCATCATGCAAATTCATAAAGTAAGATCCTTGTCGTTTTTGTCAGTTAGTGTAAAGTAAACGTATCTGAAAGTTGCTTCTGCAACTAGGTATTGTATATCTGTTTGATCTGTAGAAAATTCTAATGTACTGAGTGATACTGGATGTGCTTCAATAAATTTGCATTTAAATGAAGTATTAAAATTACTAGTTAAAATTCTAAGGTAAAGATCAATACTATCTAAACTGTCATCTTGAAAATCTCTTTCCCTCATGGCACTAGCAAATTTATGCCAAGAATCTTCTTGTCGAGGATAAGTAATTCCCACCATCCAATTGTGAATGAGTGAGTAATTAGTACAATCTTCATCTACAAGAAATCTTATAGTTAAAGTTTCATAATCTAATTTATCACCAGACAATTGAAAATCATTGAGTGGTGTTGCCTGTTGAGGACCACCCATAGAAATGCCAGGAATATTTGCACTTACGACTTGAAAACCAACCGAAGAAAATCCAGGGATATCTAATTGAAATCCAGTAGGTGCTAAAAAGTTTGTGTTACATTGAGTCATAGGTGTAGATATTCTTCCCCATAATATTTATAGACATAAAAAAAGGACCCCGAAGGGTCCAGTGTTTGTGTATCCTGATGGATCACATAAGGTTTGCAACAGAAACTCTTCTGTAGTATGCATTGGTGCCGAGGTTGCCAGAAGCAAGTGGGTTGCTGTCGGACAGTGCTGCCTCGCCTTTTGCGAAGGGGTTGAGAACCATGCCATAACGGGTCTTGAACCCGATACGTGGCTGGAAGTCATCCTGACCAACGCTACGTACCATCTGGAGAGGTACATAAGGGCAGTAGAACATGCCAGCGTCATAAGGTGAAGTACCCTTATAACCGATGACGTAGTACTGGTTACCTGAAGCACCGGAACCTGCTGAACCACCACGGGTGATGGTTGCATAAGGATCGATGTAGACGCGATAGCGACCGTTAAGAACACCAGCGAAGGTGTTACCAGTTTCGTCAACTGCAAGACGGTTGTTACCCTCAAGAGCAGGAGCATAATCAAGTACACCTGCCATTGCCAGTGCCGAAGCAACGTCAGCAGAGCACATGATCATGTTGCCCTTTCCTCTACGAGTTTCGCGTGCAATTGCGTTTGCATCACGCTCGATTTGGAACAGAAGTCCTTTGAACTTCTCAACAGACCAACGACCATTGGAGTCAACGTCCAGGTCGAAAGTACCAGCGGTAGAGGTGTCAAACTGAGCACCGGACTTAGCGGACTTATAGATGGTACGAACAACCTCACGGTTGATCTCTGCAAGAATCTCAGAAGACAGGATGTTTGCCAGTTCCGACTCAGCGTCAAGACCATGAATAGCACGAAGGTCTTGTGCAAGTTCGATGCTGTAATCTGCCTTCAGAGCACGTGACTTAGCAGTAACGGCAATCTTCTCGATTGAGAAACCCATCTGACGGAAGTCAGGGGTAGAACCGTCGCTGTCAAGACCTTCCGAAACTTCGGTGCCCATGGCAACGTCAACGTCATACTGTGCTTGACCGCCACCAGCGTCATTAAGAACAGCAGGGTTGTTGCCAGTAACGCCAAGAGACGTAGCAGGGTTAGTACCAGCAGCACCGGACTGACCAGTTTTGACTTCGTTGAAGAAGGTCTCGTCGTTAGCAACTGCTTGACCATCATACTTCGCACGCATTGCGAAGATGAGTCCGGTAGGACCAGACATTGGTTGAACGCCAGCAAGGTCATATGCGACCAAGTTGGGCATTGCACGTCTGATCAATGAGATCAGAACGGGGTCGAAACCAGCAACAGGACCAGCAGCAGTAGCGCCAGAACTGAAACCAGCAGCGCCTGAACCTGCACCAGCAGAGGCGTTAGAACCGGTGCTCATCGTAGGAATTGCTTCAGACAGGATCTGACGCTCTTCGCGAATTACACGCTCTTGGTTTTCAAGCAGGATAGAAGTGACAGCTTTCTTGTAGTTATCTTCAATTTTAGGAAGATCACCATGGTCAAGAACAGGTGCCCACTTTTCCTGGAGGTGTTGGGACATGCCTAACATTTTTGTTTTCTCCGATTTAAAAGTAAGTGGTTAAAATTTAATTAATTCCCGTAGCGGGAGATTGCGTTGACATACGCAGACATCGAACCCTCTACAGGGGATGCAACTTCACCAGTTGCAATGTCTTCCTTCAGTTCTACCTTTGCCTTAGGGAAATAGTTTTCCTTGATGGTTTCAAGTTTTGACTTGAAGGATTCCTTAGATTCAAACTCAACGCCTTCAGCAAGGGAAGCGAACTTCTCTGCTTGAGTGTCGGCAAGACCTTTGGAAACTTCGGTAACAATCGACTCTTTAACAAAAGAGTTTACTGTACCGTTGAGTGACATATTGGTTTCAATTTGCTCATTGAGCTTTTCTTCCATTTCATCAAGTTTGTCTGTCATCTCTTGCATAACATCATATTTTTCTTCAGGGAGTTGTACATGATTTGCTTCAAAAATTTCATGAATACCCTTCATCAGGGATTCTGCCATTTCAAGTTTGATGCCGTTGTGAAGTTCGATTTGATTCTCTTTCCTCCACTCTTCGGCAACATAGTTGAGGAACTTGTCCATTTTCTCAGCAAGTTCCGACTTAACGGTTTCGACTTGCTCAGTAAGACGTACCTCAAATGACTCTTCAATCTTCTTAGTTTCTTCAGCAAGTTTTGACTTGACTGCTGCTTCAAAGATTGTTTTGGTTTTTTCTTTGAACTCTTCGGAAAGTTCTTCGCCAGCGATCAGAGCATTTACATCCTCGTCAACACTGAACTCTGCTTCAACTTCAGTAGTTTCAGCAACTACTTCTTCGGTTGACTCCTCTTCTTCCTTGAGTTTAGCAGGGGCAGCATCACCGGGTTTAGCGTTCTTGGTAACATGACCATCGCTAACTTTAGATGTACCCTTGTTATCAATTTTAGATGAGTTATCATCCTGCTTGTAGTTCTGGTTGGTAGGACCACCCAGATTATCTTTAGCAGTATCTTGAGGAGCAGGGATAGTAGCAGCTACCATGCCATCTGCTTTGCCAGCACCATCAGTTGGCGCTTTTTCCTCAAGAGTTTCTTCTGTGAAACTTTTAAATTTCTGGTCAACTGATGCTGACATGTGCAATTTCTCCTTAATATAATCTGTAGTATTTGCTATAAGTTATTTATACTTTATAAAGTTTTTAAGAAAACTTCAAACGCGGAAACTTTGCGCTCTTGAATATTTATTAAAGTTGCTTGATCAAGTTCTTTCTTCAGTTGAGCAATATGTCTCTCTTGAAGAATGCCATTATCCCAGACCCATTCTTTACCTTCCATAATACCTTCAACGAAAGCATCAGGAGCAGAAGGATCTGCTACGATATCAGCAGCAGTGGCAAGCATAAAGTCATTGCGAACATAGGATGCACCATTCTTTTCAGTAATTGATCCAATCCCACGGGATGAAACACCTAATTTAACTCCTTCGTCAATTAGATTCTTGGCAATTCTACCCATAGGGGTGTCAAGAATTTTTGCTTTTCCGATAAAATTATGCCCTTCTCTTTGAAGTGAAATAATTTTATGAGATACGCGATCTAAATTAACGGTGGGTCCCTCAGGATGTCCGAGTTCACCAAGAGCACGATCCTTAGAAATATATGATTCAGTGTAACGACCAACTTCTTTTTCAAGAACGTCCATCGAATAAACTCTGTTATTTCTATTTTTAATATCTGCTTGCAGAAAAACTCCTTCGATGAAGTGGGTCTTTTTAGATCCACTTTCTTCAACGAGAAATTCTACAGCATCAATCTGTTCCGTTATCAGTTTCATCTTCGGTCTGTTCGGGTTCGTTTTCTAAATGGTTGAACATGTCTGCACCCACTTTCTCTTTTTCAAGAGTAAGAATGGATGCTGCTTTATTCATGATCATATCTTTGACAGCATCAGAAGCATCAGCAAGTTGATCCTTCATAATCATATCAACAATTTTAGTAGGTTCCATAATTTAACCTCGTATTATTTAGTGTTTGAGTTTCCTGACGTTGGAGGCGCAGGAGGGTTTTTCAAATTGTCCAGGTTAACCTTTTGGGTTTCCATGTCCAGTTCTGCAGTTTGCTTATCTTGAGCAACTGTATCAAGTGGATCAATTACTTGACCCGCTTTGATTTCATTATTTATCTGTTCCTTCATTTCCTCAATTTCTTGCTCAGTAAAGTGCAGAAGTTGACGCATGACATAATCTTGTGAGAAGTACTTACCAACATAGAGATCTAGTTTGTCAAGAACCTCCATCTTCTTCTCCATCATTTCAAGATCAGCAAGTTCAGCAAACTGATTATCATACAGATAATCATACTGAATATGCTCTTTCATATCTTCCCAATCTTCAATGGTGATTACACCCTTGAGGATTAATTGTGTTTTGAGAAGATCGTGGAGAAGATCAGAGAATTTTTTACGTAGACGACCTACAAATTTTGTAAATTTAATTTCGTCTCTATTAATCTCTTCTGATTTACCTAGATCAAATGACTTATCACTTTCCAATCTAGAAGGAGGAACGTTAAGTGCCTTATAGAGTTGAGTTTGGAAATACTTAATGTCAGTTAATTCACCAAGGTTTTGTCCACCAGGTAGTGTAGTAATTTCAGTACCACGACCACCTTCACGACGAGGCAACCAGAAGTCCTCAAGCATACTCATATGCTTTTTGTCGTCACGAATTTCTCCAGTACTGGAGTCATATACCATCTTATTTCTATAGCGTGACATCACATCACGTAGGTATTGTTCCGCTTTAATTTTAGGAAGATTGCCGACATCGATGTAGAAAATTCTACGCTCAGGTGCTCTTGACAATCTATAGATGACAATGCTATCTTCAAGCATTCTCAA